AGCGTCTTCGTAGTAACAAGAAGAAGACATGGAACCCTCGTATGGTATTCCTGTTAGGCAACCACGAGCATCGTATTGAACGGGCTGTTGAGTCAGACCCTAAACTAGAAGGACTGATGAGCTATGATGACTTCAAACTGGAGAAAGGTGGATGGGAGGTTGTGCCTTTCCTTCAACCAATTGTCATCGACGGTATCGCCTACTGTCACTACTTCACCAGTGGTGTCATGGGTAGACCAGTCACGTGTGCAAAACTCATGTTGCAAAAGAAGTTTATGTCGTGCATTATGGGACACGTTCAAGACCGTGACATAGCATACGCTCGTAAGGCAGACGGTACTAACATCACTGGTTTATTTGCTGGTATCTTTTATAACCATGATGAGGAGTATCTTAACCCTCAAACAAATGGTAGCTGGTCAGGTATTTGGATGCTTAATGAAGTCAACAACGGGTCGTTCGATGAGCTACCTGTTAGCATGAACTATCTTAGGAGGAAGTACGGATGAGTATTGACAACGCCACCCCTGCTGACTGGGATGCACTAACAGCACTGAATAAACTTTCTATCAGGAAAACACCCGACCCTGTTGAACAACCCGACCACTACAACAAGGGTGCGATAGAGGCCATTGAAGCTATCAAAGCGTCCATGCCGGATAACGAGTTTAACGGTTATCTCAAGGGTAACGCACTGAAGTATCTGTGGCGATACGATTACAAAGGTAAACCAATTGAAGACTTACGAAAGTGTAAGTGGTATATTGAACGATTAATAAAGGAAATGAATTAATGGATGCATATCAACAGTACATACATAAGTCCCGCTACGCTCGTTACTTACCAGATCAGCAGCGACGTGAGACTTGGGAAGAAACAATCGACAGGTATCTAAACTTCTGGATTGAGAAGGGTAAGTTAACACTCGAACAAGCTAACGGTATCTTTAAAGACATTCACGACATGGATGTTATGCCTAGCATGAGAGCGTTAATGACTGCTGGTGACGCCCTTGACCGTGACAACGTAGCTGGATTCAACTGTAGCTACCTACCTATTGACCACCCTAAAGCGTTTGACGAGATGATGTACGTACTTATGTGCGGTACAGGCGTAGGCTACTCTGTTGAACGACAATACGTATCTAAACTACCAGAAGTAGCAGAGGAATTTCATGATACCGATACCGTTATACATGTCGCCGATAGCAAAATTGGATGGGCTAAAGCTTACCGGGAACTTATTAGCTTGTTGTATTCAGGCCAACTTCCAAAATGGGACGTGTCTGGAGTACGACTTGCAGGGGCAGCCCTTAAGACCTTCGGAGGTAGAGCATCTGGTCCAGAGCCTCTTGTCGATCTGTTCAACTTCACAGTCAGCGTCTTTCGGGAGGCTGCTGGACGTAAACTTAGCTCCATCGAATGTCATGATATCTGCTGTAAGATTGCACAGATCGTTGTCGTCGGCGGTGTACGCAGGTCCGCTCTCATCAGTCTGTCTAACCTCACTGACGATAGACTCCGAAGATGCAAGTCAGGCCAGTGGTGGCAAGATAATCCTCAACGAGGACTAGCAAACAACAGTGCTTGTTATACAGAGAAGCCAGACTTCGAGGCATTTTTAAATGAGTGGAAAAGTTTATACGAGTCCCGTTCAGGAGAGCGAGGTATGTTCTCTAGAGTCGCAAGTCAAAAGCAAGCTGCAAAGAACGAGCGACGAGATGCTTCCTATGATTTTGGAACTAATCCATGTAGCGAAATCATCTTACGGCCTAACCAATTCTGCAATCTATCAGAAGTTGTTGTCAGGTCAACCGATACGCTCTCAGACCTTAAACGAAAAGTACGTACTGCGGCTATCCTTGGAACTTTACAAGCTACCCTGACAGACTTCCGTTACCTACGTAAGGTATGGCAGAAGAACACTGAAGAGGAAGCACTACTGGGTGTTAGCCTAACAGGTATCATGGATCATCCAACCCTATCAGGAAGGAGAGATAAAGGTGTTCTTAAAACGTGGCTTACGGAGCTTAAAGAGGAGTCTATTAAGACTAACGCAGATTGGGCTAATCGTCTTGGTATCAATGTTAGCGCTGCCATTACTGCTGTTAAGCCTTCCGGCACTGTTAGCCAGTTGGTTGATTCTGCTAGCGGCATCCACCCTAGATACTCAGATCAATATATTAGACGAGTCAGAGCAGACGCAAGAGACCCCCTCTGCACCGTCCTTGAAGAGGCTGGAATCCCCGTAGAAGACGATGTTATGTCACCCAGTACCAAGGTATTCTCCTTCCCTATAAAGTCTCCTGACGGGGCTGTAGTAGCCTCTGAGATGGGTGCTATGGAACAGTTAGAGCTGTGGGAGATTTATCAGGACTACTGGTGTGAACACAAACCGTCAATGACTTGTTATTATAGAGACGATGAGTTTCTTGAAGTAGGTCAGTGGCTGTATAACAAGTTCGATAAGATCAGTGGTGTGTCGTTCTTGCCGTACTCAGAGCATACCTATCAGCAAGCACCTTATGAGCCTATTGACTTAGAGACTTATGAGAAGCTGAAGGAAGAGTTCCCAGAGACTATTGAGTGGAACATCTCTGAAAACTCTGACATGACTGAAGGATCACAGACGTTAGCCTGTACTGGTAACAACTGCGAGATTTAATCGTCTAACAATCCTAACTTTTCAAACAAGCGTTCCCCTGTTGTCATACGTAGTACCTTATCTATGTTGGCAGCACCGGGAACGTAAGTTTGTCCAGCACGTAACAACGGAGTCAATGGCTCAGGCTCTCCTCCATACACTCTTTGTCCTGTCGTAAACAACCCACTACCTAATCTATACGCAGATGAAAGAGGAGCGGGTATAATCTCAAAAGGTTGTCCTCCGTACTCTTCAGCCCTTACGTTTATACCGCCACTGCTTATGTTTGACCATATCTGATTCCACGCAGCAGAGCTAATACCTTCAGGGGTTAAAAGCTCTTCTAATGTTTTATCGTTAGACAGGTCTAGTGTTTTTCTGTAATCGTCCCAGAAACCAGCGGCAACACCAAAGATAGCAGAATACTTAGCAGCATTTTTCATAGCTTCTTTAGCGGCAACGGCACCTTCTTTAGTGTTTAAACCTTTTGACACAGCAAGCTGCATGTTTTGACCTACATCGTTACGTAGGCTGTTCATTTGTTTATTCATGTACGACAACATGCTATAACCCATCCGACCGTTAGGGTTGTCGTGAAAAGCTTTTGGCATTGTGCTTGCGCTAACAGGTTGCCACTTGTTCATTGACGCACCGGCAAAGTTAACTACCCAAGGATTAGAAATCTCCCTGTTTTTTAATGCCTGAACAGTAGACCTAAACTCACTTTCTGTAAGTCCTCGCATACCGTCATGCTTTCTAAGCTTTGCTAATGCTTTTTCTGAACCGTCTTTAGCAAGGTCCATACCACGTTGAATAGCAGAGTTGCTTAAAATCTCCTGTCCCATTCTGTTAACGGTCTGGACGCCAGAGTACTTGTATAGAAACTTACCTAACTTGTCAGTGCCTTCAACAAAACCTCTCCCCTTTTCACCGCTAAGAGTCCACACAACATCCTTAGCCGCTTTCTTTATAGCCTTCTCACCAACGTTAGCAAGCTCACCCATGTAGGTATCTAGTCCTAGCTCCTTGTTAGACATCCATTTTTTATTAACAACACCAAAGTTTTCATTTAGAGTGGCTAAGATAGCTCTAGGTATGGTCTTAGACCAAGCTTTAAAACCGTTTTGATATATAGGCGCAGTAACTCCTTCTCCTAAGTTTAAGATAGCGTTAAAAGGATTAGCTAACAAAGTAGCTGAAGTAACCCTCCTAACGACAGCACCTACTGCATTGCCACCTTGCTTAGAAGCTATTAGCTGTGATCTAAGACCGTTAGCTAAGTTAGCCGCTACGTCTGATGAAGCCCCTTGAGACTTAGCTTCTTTTTCAATAGCCTCAATAACAACGTTTAAACGACTCTCCCCTTCTGCTGTAGGCGGTCGTAAGTCTTTTACATCAATACCAAAGCGAGCCGCCAATGCTCTAGCAGCCGACACATCCTCAGCATATTCTTTTAAGGCTTTAACAGGGTTATCGTAAGCGTCTGGAGGCGGTACTTTTCCTTTAAACTTTTCAGCACCTTGCAAAGTCTTTGTAGGAAAATAATCAACATCACCTTGCTTGACAAAATCCAAACCTTGAAGAGTTTTAATTTGTTCTTCAAGCCTCCTAACCATGTCTTTTTCTTCGGGTGTCTTTGCAGCGTTACTAAAATCTTCCCAAGAAACACGTTCGTTTTCTTTGATGGATTTGTTCATGCGTAAAGACAAAGTTTTAAAAGCTTTATTGTTATCAAAAGCCTCAGCAACATCTAAAAAAGTAGTATCAAATATTTCTTCAATCTCTCTTTGATCGTGACGAATCATTATCTCAGCGTCTTCTGCAAGTCTAGCTGCTCTTGCTCCTACATTCTTAACAAACCAGTCTCGAGTACTCAGTAAAATGTTACCAACATAGCCGCTTTGACCTGTTACTTCTTCAAGAGGAACAGCATCATCGCTTATACCTACAGCTTCACGTTTTGTGGCGCTGGTGTCATAAGCAATACCTGTCCTTTGAGACTCTTCTGCTTTACCTACCTTAACAAAACCGTCCTCACCGCCTATATAACTTCCCTTTCCTTTATAGGTTTCAGAATCAAGCTTTCGTGTTGCTTCTTGTATTTCATCCACATTTTTTGTTAAGTAAGCACCTGCTAAACCGCCTAAAGCACCGCCACCTACAGCGCCTAAACCCGCTGAAGATACTCTTTCTTCTCCTTCGCCGCTTAAGAAACCATAAACAGCACCTTCAGCAGCGCCTAAACTGCCTACCTTTAATGCTCTATCTAACTTAGTACCTGCTTGTGCAATCTTCGCAATACCTGCACCGGGTATAAACAGACCCGCACCAAAACCTACTATGTCAATAGTCTGTGACGCATTAGGGTTAGCCTTCTCAAATGCGCGTAGTTCTGCACGAGACTGTTCTATAGCCTCACTCCAGTTAGCAGCCTCACCTGATAGAAGACGAACAGTAGCGTCTAACTCATCGCCAGCACCAACAGCAGCTTCAATAAAACCTGTTGTGGCAGAACGAAAAGTGTTGTAGTCTGTTTCTTCTTCCGTGAATAAATTACCAAATCTACCAACAGATGAAGGATCATCAAACAAATTAGAATACTTTGACATTAACTAAGTCCTCTAAAAGGATTTTGCTCTAGTTTAGCCTTAGCCCTAAAAGGGTTAACTAAACCCGGTTGTGTTATTAATTCTTCTTGAGTAGGTAGTTCTTTTTCTTCAACAAAATCTACAGGAAGGAAGCCCCCAGCCTTAAGAGCTTTTATAACATCTTCTCTGCTCTTGTTAGGATATTCACTCATAGCAGCTTCTATAACTTGAGATGGCGTTTCTTCAGGCTCATCCATAACCTTACCCTGAAGAGCTTCAAGTTGAGATATAGCTGATTGACGATCCCTTTGATATAACAAATTAGCCGCTTGGTTTATCATCTCTGGAGTAAGTTGCTCTTTCTTACCAAGAAGAGAAGAGGCATATATACGACCTTGAGTTAAGTAATCAGATGTCATTGGAGTATTAATTTTTATTTCTAAATTTTTAATCCTCTCTCTTTTTTCAGCTGCTTCACTTTCTGAAATTCTGTAATCTGCAATAGCTACACTTCTGTTTATAGCTGAAATTTCACTTTGTAATTTTTTCTCTAACTGCGATGCTCTTGCTCTTGCTCCAGAAACAGTCCAAGTTTCACCATTCCAATCCTTAGAAATTTCTTCGTATGCTTTTAAGGTTGGTTTTAACCCCTTTCTTAATTCTTCAGGAAGAGCTTCTAATTGCTCTTTATAATAAGCAACGCTAGGCGCTTTCTTTCTTTCAATACTATTTTCTTCAAATTTAATTAATGTTTCTGCATTTCTAAGTGAAGTGTTTACATAAGACTGTGCGGCGTTGCTAAACTCACCAGCGTTTAAAATAATTCTTTGAACTTCCTCTATGTCATCGTTTTGAATCGCCGTGTCGATATCTTTTGCATTATCAACTAACCACTGTTCAGACTCCATCTGCTTCTGAGCTTGTCCGGTTCTCCACTCATCCATCTTATATTTGTTGTACTGACGCATAGCTTCAGGGTCTTTTTTTAACTCTTCTAATCTTTTTTGTATGGCTAGTTTTGCAGGACCAGATACTGTTTCGTCCTGTAGTGCTTGCTCGCCTTGAACAATAGACTGCGCCTTGTTACCTACAGCTATCTTTTCTGCATTAGGACGCATACGCTGAAGATTAGTCATCTCTTGTCGTATCGCTTGTTTTTCTTGTAACGTAGTTGCTGTAGCCATCTGCCTACGAAGGTCTGCAATACGCTGAGTTAAGGCACTAACATCTCCTTGCTGTGCCGCTGCTACACCTTGTTCACTTAATTTAGTAGACTCATCATAACGGCTCAACTCTGCCTGTTGCTGTTGCTGTATAGCCCTCATCTGAGGAGCAGCACCAATACCACGCGCAGCAGTAAACAAACCTTCCTGATAAGAAGGCTGTAACATACTCTGTAAAAATGTTTGTGAAAACTTAGCCATGATTAACCTCGTTAGTCAATTATTCCAATAGCGCGACCGATTGAGCCAAGCCCTTCTCCAATACCACCAAACAAACCACCTAAGTCTCCAAGACCAGCAGCAGGAGTACTAACACCAGTAACCCTGTTAGTTTGTGGTGTAAACATACCAGCAAGAATGTTAGAACCTACGCCACCTAGCAGGTTAGCACGTGCTTGCTCCGCTAACAGACGAGCCTCTAAGCCAGACATCATAGTCTCACCAAAGAGTCCTGTACCGAACTGCTGAGCTTGCTGTGCAAGTTGTTGCTGTTGTATGCCGGGCTGTGCCGCAGCTAGTAACTGAGACTGAGGTATGTAACCAGAGCCAAGGAACTGTTGTCCTAGTCCTGCTTGTTGCATCTGTTCTGCCTGAGCCTGCTGCATAGCACCTAACATAGACCTGTTACGGGCTTCTTCTTGCGCCGTAGCCATAGCCAACATCTCAGGAGTAGCACCACCGTAAGCAGCAGAGCTAACACCAAGACGTCCTTGTCCTGCTAAACGCTCCTCTAATGCAAGACGTTGACGTTCCTCTTCAGGACGCTGTGCTGCTCTCATACGCTCAAAGATAGCTTGCTCACGGGCTTGAGTAGGCTGTACTGCTTGACCAAAGAAACCACCTGCACCACTTAACAACTGTTGTTGTATGGCTTGCTCTTGAGGTGACAGTGTCATGCCTACTTCAAGACCCTGACCTGCTTGTTGTGTAGGCTGTTGAGCTGTGGTAGAAGGATAATATCTACCGTCTTGAATAGCTTTAATACCACCTTCTATAACACCTGTAGGCTTTCTTTGCATTTGAAATAACTGATCCATACCCGGAGGCAACATCATTGATGGCTGACCTATAGGCTGTGGTATTTCGGCAGGCATACCAGAGGTTGGAGGCATAGGCTGTCCCATGCTAGGCTGACCACCCATACGTGCAGAGAACATAGACCCAGTAGGAGTAGTAACAGTAAACGGTCTAAACTCTGACTCACGCTGTCCACGCTGTGCTACTTCCATAGCTCCGGGAATACGCTGACCATCTACAGTAACGCCTGTTAAGGACTGTGTGCCTATGTCACTAAGCCTGTCATACGCCTCTTTAGTCAACAAAGACCCAGCAACAGCTGGTATTGCCGGTGAGACAGCAGAGCCTATTTGACTTAAGCCTCCATAAATATCACTAAAAAATTCACCAATACCGTTACTCATAGTAATTTACCTATCAAAGCCATTACGTTAATCTCCTGTAGTGACAAAGGAGAGCCATCAATTTCTGATTCAAGACCTACCTGTACACTTGTTCCATATCCAGTGGTGTTTAAGCTACGTTGGTTTGTAAGCTGTCCACCTGTAAATTCTACTGTTGTATACTCGCTTTCACCGTAGAACCCTGTTATTTGAGTACCTACTGTAAACTCTGCTGTAGCGTATGTAGTATCAAAGTCATACGCCCATTTCATAAATACGACTGAGCTG